TAGTAAGTTTAACTTAATTCCACAACTTTTTTTAGTATTCTCGCCTATTAATATATCTTCCCCAACTTCTTTAGTTGCACTTTCTAACCTTGCTGCAGTGTTTACTGCGTCTCCTATAGCTGTATAATCAAACCGTGATTCACTACCCATGTTCCCTATAACAGCATAGCCTGTATTGACACCAACCCCTATAGCTACATCTATGTCCGCTTCTTTTATATTCTTTTGTATTTCTATTGCTGCAACTACAGCTTTGTTTTCATGGTTGTCTAAATCAAGAGGAGCATTAAATATAGCCATCATGGCGTCGCCAATATATTTATCAACCATGCCTCCATGTTTCTGTACTGCTTGTTGCTGTATAGTCAAAGCTTGGTTCATAATATAGGTTACTTCTTCTGGTTCTAGTGTTTCTGACAAAGCAGTGAAACCACGTACATCTGTGAATAAAAAAGTACAGTATCTTTTTTCACCACCTAATTTTAATAATTCAGGATTATCTTGTAACCTCTTAACTTGTGCTGGGTCAAGGTAGTGCTCAAATTGTTTTTTAATTTCTTGCCGAAGTTTAAATTGAGTACGGAAGTTTAAATAGAAACCTATACTTCCTGTGAGTATTTGAGAAATTAATGTCCAAGTTACGTCTATAAGCACCCCTTTACGTATCATATAAAGCCCAGAAAGGACTGTTAGGAGCGATATGGACGTACTTAGTAAAATACCTGAGGTTATACCCATATTAAGGACTATAAACCATATTAGAGACACAGTTATTAGTAATGTAGTTAGCTCTACAGCTAAAGAATAATCTGGTATTCGTGGACTATTTTCTATCAATATAGACTCAGCAAGTGCTGCTTGTATTTTATGTGGTTCTAATAAACCAACAGGTGTAGCAAGCTGAGGCATAATCCCTTTAGCTGTAAACCCTACAAAAACAAATTTATTTTCAACATTCATTTCAGCTAAATCTGTTTGAGGTGTGTTTACCCAACTAACCCACTTCCTACCATAAGAATCTACAGGAACAGAAGGTATGCCTTTTACACGTATTTCTTCTAAACCGTTTTGATTTGTTTTAATTACATATGTGTCTGCGCCAGCTAGTATTTTTAACACTTCTGTGCCATAAGATGGCACCCAACCTTCTGGCGTACGCATTAATAAAGGTAGCCTACGAACTAAATTATCTATGTCTGTTCTAGCTATAGCTAGTCCTTGACTTGCATTATGTTTTAATATATCTATATTTTCTACAACACCTTGAGAATCTATGCCACCTATGTCTTCCCCTAAAATAACAGTCCCTGTTGTCGGAGGATACGAATCAGTATTATTTTCATACATAGCCAAAACACTAGGAGCGAATTTTAATGCTTCTGTAAATTCAAAATCACCACCGAATCTATCTGGTTGAGGAAAAGCAACAACCCAGCCTACCCCTATCGCACCTTTTCTTAATAGATTGATTTGTATCTGAGCTAGGGTTTGACGTGATAATGGATAACCGCCTTCATTAGTTATGTCTTCTTCTGTAATATTTAAAATTGTAAAATACCCTGATGGTTTTTGATCAGTAACTAATGCATCAAAAGTTTTTAACTTTAATATTTCTAATGGTGTGAATTGTAAAACTAGAGGAATACTAAATAAAATTAATATAGTTGGGAGTAATAAACGTTTCATTAGTTACCTTGATTTATAGTTATCGTATTAGAAGAACCACCATTAACTTTAATTATGTTTTCTACACCGTTTTGTGTTAATAATAAAGTATACGAACTTGAACCGTCTAGATCTATTCTAAATGTATCCCCTACACTTCTTCTAAGACTAATAAGTTGTCCTGTAATAATCGTTGTAATTTGACTGACTTTATCTTGTCCTATTTGTGTTCCTGTTATTTTTATTCCTGTAGCGATTTGATTTAACTGATCTTCTTCCTCCCCTACAGCTAAAGCATCTATAATATTAAGTAAGTCTTCTAAAAAATTTACGTCAAGATAGTTTATATCTAATTCTGTAAACTCTAAATCAGCTTCATTGTCTAAAAAATCTTCTGCTAAAAAATCTACGTCTAAATCATTAAAATCTAAATAGTCTGCTGTTGTGCCTGTTTGAGTTTCTTCTTGCATGTTATCTTTTTCACTAGGAGGATTCACTATTAACATATTGTCTATAAACTCTAAACTAATGTCTAAAGTTACTGGTTTAGAGGGAGCTTGATTATATGTCATAGCTGTAGTCGCTTGATAAGGTTGATTAAGAATAACTTGACCCATAGCTGTAGCTACAACTATTTCTCCACTAGAATTGCCATACTCGTCTGGTAGTAAGATGACTAAAGAAGAACCAGTTTCTGGTGTAGTGGTGATTGTAAAATCTGTGCCTCTAACAAACACATCAGCACTTGGCGTACTGATTGATATATTCTTTTTATTATTAAATTTACCTGTTACAAATCTTGCAGTACCACTAGCAAATCTAAGCGCCATCTCAGATTTTTTAGGGTTAGGATCATAGATGTATGTATCTATAACTAATCTGCTGTGGTCCATAACACGAACAATTGTGTCATCAGCAAAAGTTATAGCAACTCGACCAGTTTCTGTTTTAACATTATCTAGTTGCTGTATAGGAAATGCTAGCTCAGCACCATACGGTTTGTCTCTAACTACCTGAGCGTTGCCTTTTAGCTCACTGATATTTCCTATATCAACAGCTTGTGCTTGTGCCTTGGTCGTTTTGAATGACGCAGACAGTAGAAGTGCTAGTACCAGAACTGAGTATTTTAAGCCAGTCATTATCTAAAGTTGATGATTGTGTAACATTAAATGTTCTATTAGCTCCGTCATGGTCTAGGTAAAAATAATTACCCGCATAACCAGTAGCTGTGTGTGTTAAAGCATTATCTGATCCATCTATATTGACATAATTTGTAGCAGCATCTACATTGATTGAAGATGTAATTGTATTACTAGAACCATTGATAATCCAATCAAGGTCCAAGGTACTTGCTAAAGCAGAAGTAGCTTGATTTAAAGTAAATGTATTACTGTTACCTGTCACGTCAACATTAACATTAGAGCTGTCTGCCCCATACGTGTTTGTTTTATCTGTATTCATATTAAAAGTATTACTGTTACCATCAAACTCAAAAAACCCTGTGTATGTGTCTGAAACAATATCCCCAAGAAATTTGTTTGTATCGCCGATTTGATTTATATCTAGCGTAAGTCCTGTTCCCACTAAATTTAAATCTGTCATAGAACCTGCTGCTGCAAGTGCTCCGCCAATAATATTACCAGAACCTAATTGTTCTAAATCTATATTAGAATTAGATGCTCCTGAACTTTGATCAATGAATATTTCATTGTCTGCTGCATATATAGGTACGCAGAATATTAGTATAAATAGATATTTTTTCATTGTTTTAACCTCCAATAATCTTTATCTAAACCTTCTTTAATTGTTTCTAACACTGCCGTTTCTATAGCTATTTGTAGAGCTACACTCATTGGCTCGTTTCTAACACTTCCTCCTTCTATCTCAATAAGTTCTGTTCCTTGGCTTATAAACCTAAACACATCGCTGTCTAACGATGCTGATAAAACAGTCTTAGTTACTAAGACTTCTGTTAAAACTCTGCCTGTGCTAACCGAAACTGTTCTTAAACTAATAGTGATTATATCTTCTCTGTACTGTTTAGAAAAGCCTATTCCTAAATTTCTTGCTCCTGCTCCACCAGAGCTTATGTTAGCTTGATAAGACAATACTCCGCCTGTCATAATCATATCTCCGAACTTCAAGGGCATAAGTTTTTGATCTTCGTCAAATGTTTCTCTTGTTGAACGTATTAGTTGTCTTTCTTTTGTAACAGATTCTAACGACACTCGTTCAACGACTTCAAAAAACCCTGAGTGTTTTAAAGCTCGTATAAGATATGCATGTGGAGCTTGTGTGATTGCTGTAGCAAAAGTTGCATATTTAGCGTTTGATCTACGTTGTCCTGTTTGGTCTTTAAAATCATTAGCATAAACAGAAATGACTGGTTTCCTAGAAGGTTTTTCTACATCAGCTAATTCTGTGTATAATTTTTCTATTGAAGCTGGTTGTGTGTACTTAACTGGCGGTAAATTATTTTCTAGGGGATCAATCATCAAAGCACAACTAGAAAGTAAAACCACCAATAGGCACAATAACTTCTGTTGTATTGCCGTCTTCATCAGTGATTGTAACTCTAACCTCCTCCTCCGTAATCTCATAATCTATTGTGTTTCCATCAAGTTCCATAGATCCACTTTTATTAGTATCTTCTCCAAATAATGCAGACTCTACTTGTCTAGCAATGTTTGCGTAAATTCTTGAAGTAAGGTTCCTCATAAATCTAGCTTCTACTGTATTGTTTTCTTCTCTTTCTATCTCGTCTTTAAGTGCTTGTATTTCATCTGCTATGGCTTGTTTACGGTTGGCTTCTTGATTTTCAATAGTTAGGTAGTGGCTAGATGTACCTACTCCATTAAAAGAAGGGCTTTTAAATTCGTGGACCATCTCATCACTTTGAACTTGTTGTACAATCACCACCAACAATACTAAAGTAATCCCTAAAATTGAAAAAATACTGTCATGTTTATTCATCAGTCTTTTCTCTGATCGTCTCTATCTGCTTTAGCTATTTTATTACTGTCTATGAGTTGAGGAACACCTAGGATAGTTTTTATTAATGTGTCTTGCCTAATAATTTCGTTGTCTAATGATCTAACTCTATCGATAAGTGCAACTAATATTCCGTGTTGTGAATCTAACTTTGTGCCTAGTCTTTGTTCCATTTGTTCTATTTGGTCTGCTACTTTATCGTCTAAGACATCAAGTTTTGTTTCCATACCATCAATAATTCTATTGATAAGTTTCCATATAAAAAACCCTAAACCTAATGCAGCAGCAATCGGAAACCCAACTTCGTTTATAAAGGTGACCGCTTGGTCCATTAAAGATACCTAGTCGCTAATAAACAAGTTATAACTACTGGATAAACACCCCACAACAAAGCTTCTAATCTTTTAAATTTACTTGAACCCTCATCAAGACGTTTTTCAATAAATTCAAACCTAAGAGCACATTCTCTTTCAAAAGCTGAAGAAGAGACATTTTTACTAGAAGTTTTCATTTTTTCTTCTTAGGTCTGCCTTTCTTCTTTTTTACTTCGACTGTTGTGTACGCTTCATTTACATCTGGAGTAGACTTATCGTCTGCAACAAACTTTCCTTGTTCTGTCCTGGCTCTGACTGTTTTTTCTTCTACGTTTCTAACTTTGTTCCAAAGATTTTTCAACCACTTCATCTTCTTCTCCTTCTTCTTTTAAAACTTTGTCTGCTACTTCTTTTGTTGATTCAATTAAAGCATTTTCATGAAACTGTAAAGATGGTAATAGATCATCTATTTCAAACTGATGATTACCAATTTTATTACGCAAACTAATTATGTGTTTCTGATGATGTAACTGTTGTGGTGTTAAATCAGATACTTTTATTTCTTTATCGTCTATAAAGACTACGGCTTCTTCGGACATTATTGCACCTCCTCTGGTGATGGTTGTTGCACATCCCAACAATTCAAGTTGGATGCGATGGTTCGTCTTTCGCCTTCGCCTTTGAAGGGAAAGACCATATGTTGTAACCAAGAAGGGAATACCAATAGTTTTCCTACTTCTGGGGTTACTGTGATTAATTGTGATGGTTTCAATCTTTGTGCATCTAGGGATGATGTTTGTCCATACGAAAACATAATACAGCCATCTGCGTGACCACTTTCGTTATACAAAGAATACGTTGGTGAGGTAGCGTTAGTTCTGCCTATTTGTTCTGGTACTTTAGTCCAAGCAGTAGTAGAAATACCCATAACAGTTTTAGTGCCGTGATCGTGTATAGGGTTATAGTCTCCATCATAACTGTGTACTGACCAAGTTTGATCTGTTTCTACTTGTTTTGGTCCACTTACTTTATTACCAGATTTACCATAATAGTTTATGTATTCAACACCTAGATTGCTAATAAACTGCGTATATTCAGCTAGTCTCTTATCAGTATGGTCTAGTAGTAATTGTTCACCTTTATCTATTTGCCCTACCAACGTAGATGCTAATGATTCGCGATCTTCTTTTTTTCTATATTCATCAATATAGTCGTTTACAGAATCAACCATACTTTCAGGCATGGTAGTTTCCATAATATAAACCGCTGGTAAAGGCAGAATTTTTACTTCTTGTCCTTGCATAAATTTATGGGGTATAAGCTTTTGCTTTTGTAACTGCTGCTTCGATTGCAGTTAGGCTCTTAGCACCATAATCAGCAAATTCTAAGCCGTGCTCTAAATAACCGCTTGTGCGTAAAACCTTTTCTTGTTTTTCGGTATTGGTTAAATCGTTTGCATACTCGTTACTATCATCTAATGTATTATCAATAACAGTTATCATACCGACCATTGCGTTATACATTTTGTTTTTTTCATCAGCTGTTCTAGCCATATTTTACTCCTATCCTTCTAAGGTTGTTATACGAGCCGTAAGTGACTCAATTAAAGCTTGTTGTTCTTGGATTGCCTTTACAAGCATTGGTATTAATGCTGCTTCTGCTACTTCTTGCGAACCATCTTCTCTGTCATCCCAAAGTTTAAAACCATCTTTAATACTGTTATCAGCATCAATAGCTGCTTTAACTTCTTGAGCTATAAATCCATGGTTGGTGTTAGAGTTTTTAAAAACTTCGGTTGAGCCAGCTTTATAGGCATTAAAGGTTTCAGGTAGTTCGCCAAGGGTCTTGTACTTAAAGGTGCGAGGCTGTAAAGCATTGATAAAACTTAGACCTGCTGTAGAATCCACAATGTCTTTCTTGTAGCGTTCGTCAGATACTGCTGCCCATGTTGCTGTGCCGTGTGCTGCTCTAATTTCACTAGTGCTATACCCTAAAGTTGTATAATCACTAGCACCAGAAACTTCAGCCCCTATGACATTACATCTGTCGTTGCCAACCGCACCCACGCGAGCGTTATACCCTATTATAGTATTTTCTTCGCCCGTAGTAATCGCATCACCTGCAAGACCACCCACGAATGTGTTTTTTACTCCTGTGTTTACTGAGCCTCCTGCGTTGAACCCAACAGCTGTGTTATAAGAATCTGTAGTTGTTGTAAAATTTTGAGTTTGTAAAGCTTGACTACCAATAGCAACATTTCTATCGCCTAGCGTATCAGTAGTTAAAGCATTGAACCCCAAAGCGGTATTGTTATTACCACTTGTCAGAGCATCACCTACCTTCCCACCGATGAGGGTGTTGCGGACTCCTGTGGTTACTGCATTACCAGAAGCATATCCTACCGCTGTATTATAGGTGTCTGTGGCTGTAGTGAAGTTTTGAGTTTCTAAAGTTCTATAACCGATAGCTGTTGATCTACTTCCTAAAGTGTCTGTACCTAAGGCACCTTGACCAACTACTGTATTGTAATCAGCGTCAGTTAATTTATCCCCAGCCTCGCCACCTATTAGGGTATTTTGAATGCCTGTTGTTACATCGTGACCAGCTTGATACCCAATCGCCACGTTATATGAGTCTGTAGT